ATCCTCGACGTTCTTCAGTTCTTTTGATACCGCCATATCTGCGGACTCCACACCATAAATACGAGCGGTATCACGTAGTGCAGAGGCTGCGCCCAGGTAGGTGAAGTTCGGAATACCCGCAACGTAATCTTCGCCGTAGCGTTCATTCAGATACTCGATCACCTCATGGCGACGTGCCTGGCTGAAGTCCAAGTCCGCATCCGGCAAGTCGAGACGCTCAGGGTTGATGAAACGCTCAAACAGAAGACCGTGACGGATTGGGTCGACGTTGGTTATGCCTATGCACCACGCCACCAGAGAACCGGCAGAGGAACCACGACCAGGCCCAACGGGAATGCCAGTTTCACGACTATGATTCATCAGATCGCGTACCATCAGGAAGTAACCACAAAATCCCAGGCGAGTCAGCGTGTCCATTTCGTACTTTAGCCGCTCAACATAAACCCTGTTCTCAGAAGCAGGTGGTGTGTAGCCAAACTCTTTTGTGGTAAGACGTTTACGCAGCCCTGCAACAGCCAGTTTCATAAGCGTTGCAGGCTCGTCGTCTGCCATCTTTGGCAGTGCTGGCGGCAATTCATGCCAGCGCCATGTGCAGGCATCGATAATGGTATCCTGCGTTGTTGAGGCCATTGCAGCTGTTACCGGCACATCCATGCGAACGGAGAAGGCTTTAAGCGCCTCAAGGAGATGGCGGCGACCATTGACGGCGTTATCTCGCTGGTGGGGGATACGCAGACGATGCGGCTGGTCGATTTTGATGTTGTTCGTAACCATGTGCGCAATGTCTTTAATGTCTGCATCGTCGATCGATTCGTAATAAGCGGGATAGAACGCCACTGGCTCTATTTTCAATGCGCTGGCGACTTTCATCGCCCGGACGTTAATCTGGTCGTAGAATGGGGTAGGGTGCGGATAAACCACACTATAGAAGTTGTCTTTTCCACCCGCTGTAATCAGTGTGCTTATGATTTTTGCAAAATCGTTGCGTTGGAACACGCTACCGATGTCGGAAGTAAGCAGGATGATGTTGCCTTTGGCATATGTAGAAACCAACTGTTCGAGCGAGAGACGCGGTACAAAGTAGAACTGTTCTCGTGTGTTGGCCGCCGTCATTAGTTCGCAGATGTCGCGATATCCTTGCTCATTTTTAATTAGAGCGGTAAACGAGTAGTTACGTCCCCGCTCTAATGATTCCATACATCTCATAGATTCTTTAGCAAGTTTAGCCCGGTGCTCGTATGTGGGATCATCAACAATGTTTAGTTTCACACCACAAATAACCGCCATGTCGTCACCAGCGGCACGTTGTAGTGGAATAACGCTCGCAATATTCATGCTATCTGCTGAAATTACAGCGGTGTAGCCAGCTTCTCTGGCAATCTTCACCGCGTTTTCTGCTTTTAGAGCCGACTCCCCAAGTGAGAAGTCAGTTCGAACCATCAGTGCCTTCATGTGTTTTTACCTTTCTGGTTTTTTTGATTTTGTCATTGGGGAAGCCTACGAACTTCCCATGCATCGAAATCGCAACTTCTTTTGCTGATTGGTGACAATCGGGCTTGTCTGGACACACCAGACAAGCCTTACCAGTTTCAGAAGCAGCGATAAGAGAGCCGAAACATCCTTTACGCACGATTAACCAAATATTTTTTGAACAACTTCACGAGCCGCTTGTGCAGAAGCTGAAGGGAGTTTGTTAATGAAAGAACGCTCAATACCTGTCACAAAGTCGCCTCGCATCATTCCAATCTTGGCCGACAACAAAAGTTCACGAGGGCCAATTGGCTGACTGATAAGGTGTTCTTCGTATCCATCGCGAACGATACCGGCAAACTTAACCATCTTTTCTGCGTATTCATCCACGATACCGGCATTTATCAACATGTTGATCTCTGCCTCTTTGCTCATGTATTTCACATTCGAAACGATGCCAAAACGCGAAAAGTTCGCGGCGTTCTGGATGTTTGTACCCTGGTACAAGCCGGTTTCATCACCAGATCCGTTCGTGTTGCCAGTGCCAATGAAAGCAAACCGTTCATGCGGAGTAATGCGACGCCATTCTGGAGTCGCCTCTTTGATGACCAACGCTTCACCTTCCAGCACTGGCTGATACACGCCAAGAATCTGTGGAAACGCAAAGTCGTATTCATCCGCGAGGTAAACCCAGCCATGCTTCATTGCGAGCGCAAGCAAGCCAGGCTCGAAATACGTAGAGCCATCACGCGCCAGAATTTGTCCCGTAACATGAGCCTCTTCCATTGATGCTGTATGTTGGGCACGGATTAACGGACGATTGAGCAAAGCACATAGTTGTGTAGGCAATGAAGATTTGCCTGTTCCTGCATGACCCCACAAATAGCCAGGTATGCCAAGTTCAAGCATCATGAAAATGTCTTTGATCAGTTCGAAGTCGCCATATACGTATCCCTTCTTCACTTCTGGAACGAACTCTGGAAACGGCGTATTGACGTTGACGCTAACCATGAGCGGCGTCCCACGTTTTGTTCCGAGTTCTTTCACCGTTACATTTAGCAGTTCGTGAGCTGCGACCAGATCTGTCTTGTACTCAACTGTGCCTGTGTAGCCTGGGCTACTGGTCACGCCAGATGATTTGGCCATTTCGCTTTTTTGCTCGGCACGTTTAGCTTGAATTGCATCAAGTGCCTTTTTCGATAGCGTTGGCTCATCTGGAAACTGTGTTGTGTACATTTTCAGTACGGTGTCAGGATCGGCATCTTTTACTGACTCAGGAATGCCCTCGCAATTACCATTGGCTACATGGGACTTAAAATAGTGAAATGATTTTCCGCACCACTTGCAAACAAGGTAATCAGAAGGATTTTTTTCATTTTGCAGTGCAGTAGTAGTCATGCGTTTTTCCTTTGTTTTCTAATGAGCGTTCAACTTCTTATATAAATATATCATTATCTATCGTAAGTGGTTACTTATCGTTAAGGCTGTTTTGTTCACTTTAAAATGATACGAGATAGTTCAGTAACTACAGATGAACCAAGACTATCAACGCTCGTTACCAGGGCATGATTTGAGTAAAATCTCTCCGGTGCGTCAGTCATGATGCCAATTGCCATCAAATCAATATCAGTCTGCGTTTCAATTTGCTTCGCAACTGAACGCAAATGAGCGTCAAAACCTCTCCCAACAGCCCACGGCGCGCCATCACTAAGAACAAGCATGATCTTCCTGTCCTCCATGCGACCGGAAAATAACGATGCAAGGCTGGCTATGCTTTCACCATCCACGTTATTAAGAAGTGGGAATGTGTAGCCTACGCACCCCATACGTGAGCGAACTTCGCGAGAATTTACCTTTTCATTCCAATTTTTGATGATAGGTAGCATTAAAGATTCAAAGCGAGAGAACTCATACTTGACAGCCTTAAGTTCTCCTGCCGCCATATGACTACCAAATGTAGTGAAGCCGGTGATAATGTTGGGAACATTTATTCGATCAAGTGCATCGGCGATGGTATATGCACTTGCAAGAGCTAGTTTTATCGTTTCGCCACTCATTGAACCCGATAAATCAATCACTTGTTGAACACAGGCGTTAACGGCTTTAGATTCTTCTTTTTTACGAAACACGCGATCATCATTCATTGTTAATCTGTAGATACTTGAACCATGAATGCGCCCCCGACGCTGGCCAGGTATAAACTGAACTCTGTTTCTGCTTGCTATTGCACGTTCCAGGTCTTTTGCCAGCGTCGACGAAACACCTGACGAAAGGTGCTTTTCAATATATTTGTCGAAGAGTTGGTTGCCTTCAGGAACGATGCGATAACGGCTGATTGGATATCCACCTAAATCAATATCGGAGAATGTTTTAATAAGCCGTTTGATATGGGCTTCTGCCTGATCAATCGAGCCGATGAAGTCGTATGAGCGATTGTATGGCCTGTATTCGCTTTTCGAGCTTTCTGTTAACTCGCTTTTAATCGTTTCGGATAGCGCATCTTCTGTCATGCCTCCGACTTCATCTTCCATGCTATCCAACTCCTCTAAAGCCTCTTCCAGACTCATTTTTGACGGAGTTGGAATGTCTGAAGAGCCGTCTTCTGTCGATTTTCTTTTTTCGTGGTCAGTGGTAAATGAGTCTGACGCCGCGTTATCAGAAGCACCAGAATCTGATACCTCTTTATCATTTTCTGTATCATCGAATATTGTTTCTGATGATTCAGAATTATCTGAATCATCACTGTCGTTATTATCATGTTTGTGCTTACTGTGTGATTCTGATATGATAGATTTGTGATTATCTAACGCTGAGGGTGTCTCATGATCTTCGTTGTCTTCATTGTTTTCTCCAGAGGCATCCGTCTGGTCAGCGTCTGAAGGATCGGAAGTTTTTCCCGGAGCTGACTCCTTACCTTTGCTTTCACTTTCAGTGTCTTTGAGGATCTTAGCTATGGTCGCAGCCACCTTTACACAATCCTCGGTGCAAGACATGTTACGCACGGCCACATCGATACCATGTTCTTTTAATAATGAAATTGGTTTCTCAATGACATGCCAATATTCATCCATGAAATCTACGAACGGTGCTTGGCCATCCCAGGCTCTTACAACCGGACAGAGAAAGAAGTTTAGAAAAAGCGCGCGCTGATCTTTGCCACAATAAGCAATAGCCTCTGAAGCCTTTGGTTTAAAGACTTTTTCGATTATAAGGCGCTGAGTTGCCATCAGATTACGTCTTGTTCCGTTAAAGACCTGACCCATTTTTCGCTCGATGAACACGTCTTCTAAGGCATTCCATAGCGACCAGGAAGGAACGCGTCCTTTTTCTCTCATTTTGTTGGACACACGAATATCGGTAAACAAAATGTGAGCAACCTCATGATCGAGAAATCCGCGCACAGCATTCATCAATGCCGGTGTTGCGTTATCCGGGATTGATGGGATGTTTACGAGAATTGGCTCTCCATCATCGTTATAGCGTACATAAGCGTCGTCCCCTCGTTCTGCAACAGGGATGTTTTTACCTGAAAGGAGAGCGACTACTCGTTTTACACTGTCACGGAAGTCCTGAACCTCTTTGATGGAACGTTTTTTAGACATGGCTAATCCTTTGTTATGAAAACAAATTATTTACTAGTGTGTTTAATGTAGCACTGCGCGAACAGGGAACTAAGCCATTCGCGCAGGGAGAAGAGGGGTTAACAGATTCTGACGGCTAAAGACCCGGAGCCGGTATTGAGAAGCGTGAAGCGTTTGTTGTTAAGTTCGAATATAAAGCCAGTTGTGTCATTCACACCAACCTGAATCTGCTCATTCGGTAGATCGGTGAGGATGTCAGCTACACACTCATCAGCTAATTTCTGTACGTGTCCGATCTCAAGAGCGATTAGGCTGGAAATAGTGGTGTTCATTCAATCAATCCATTCTAACTTATACTATGGTAAGGAATACTACTAAAATTTATATCAATACTGAATACATTCATATCATATGCAAGTTGATTTTCTTACCTGTTTTGGGCTAATTTTTCTCCGTGCAATGGCCTTTAACCGGTCTTTTAAGTGCCTATCGAAAAAAATGATAATAGCTTTACAACCCTAACCTTTGATGTAATATCGGTAAGCACTTACCAGAGAGAATTGAACGCGCAAAGGTTGTAACCATGTCTGATAACAAGATTGAATTTATAGAAAGTCGCTACGCTGCTTTTATCGCAGGGTTGATTGAATCCTCACCTATGAGCCAGGCCCAGATAGCCAAAACAATTGGGTATAAAAACGCCAACAACCTTTCTTTAATTAAAAGCGGCAAAATTCCTTTGCCTATCGATAAGGTTCGTCCGCTGGCGCTGGCACTGGGCATTGAGCCAAGTCGTCTTATGATGATGGTGCTGGAAGAACGCCAACCCGAACTCGCAGCATTTTTATACAAAGAAGGCACTGCTCCTCTTAACGAGGACGAAAAACAGGTTCTTGCTGCATATAACGAGCGATTCGGTAAAGAGAAAGGCGCATCACAAAAGGTTGTTGAGGCCATAAAGTCTCTATGAAAAATTTACACGAATAAGCTCTGTTGATAGACGATCTCCCTTAAATTTGTGGTCAATTTCGTCTAAATCCGGTTGCTCTACGATTGATGCGATGTACGTCGAGAAACTTTCTAAGGCGTCTCGCATCTCGTCCATATAATCGTGCCGGTCGTAGACCCGATCTATCCCCTCAAGACTGTGGTTCATGATTTTACGTGATACCTCCTGGCTTATGCCTAATGCTGGGAAGTAACTACGCGCAGTACGGCGCAAATCTCGGGGTGTAAATGGCTCAAGCTCCATCAGTTCTGGTCGTTCCAGAATACGACGTAATGCCTGGGCTATTGCCACTTTAGACATAGGAAGGTCTTTCCCGATTTTTTTATTCGAAGGCACGAGCCACTGGCTGTCTTTACCATATTCGAACAACTCTTCAATACAAGTGCGCATTAATGAGCTTAAAGGCAGAGAATGCTCACGGGCAGATTTGTTCCTCTTGCCTTGATTCCAAACCCCACGCTTAAGATTGAACTCACTTTTTTTAGCCCGCAGTACTTCGTCAGGTCGTCTTGCGGATACAAGACATAGCCTGGCCGCCCATTTTGTACCAGCACACACATTGAAGTAGTCCCATATATTCCAGAACACCCATACCTCTGCGTCGGTCAGCTTCCGCTCGCGAGGTGTGGGCTTTGCGCCACCGGCAACTTTGTTAAGTGACATATCGTTTAACGGTGACACGTCTATCATCCCCTGGAAGGCGCACCAGCTAAGGAACTGCTTCATCAGAGAGAAAACGCGGCGGCCCATAACAATTTTGCCATCCAGTATTAGTGGGTTGACCAGTTGGTTCACCATGAACCTATTAATGTCACTTACTTTTACATCGGCAATGTGCGGCAAAACATGTATCAAAATACAATGAACAGCGATCTCTGGCCGACGTCTGGTTATCAGCAGAGATAAGCGAGTGAATAACATGAATGCGTCCGAGAATCTCATGTCATTGCTGACCTGGGAGATCATAACGGCCTGCATTTGAGATGCTCTTTCGAGATACTCTATCGCCTCTTTTGAGGTGTTCTCCGCAGCGCGTGCTCTGTCAAAGCTATTTTTCATATGACAATCACCGAGTTACGCCGATGCACTGTATAAGTAAACAGTATATTAGGCATAGATTCTTATAGGATCAAGAGTAAAAGTAACTCATTTTCAGCAATGATTCCATACATAGTAGGTATGGAATCATTTAAGGGAGGAATTTAAATTCTGAGGCGTTATTAATATGATTGTTAAGGGTTAGTGAGAGCTTGAAATGCGGCCGCGTAGGTAGCGATATCGACCATAATTTTTGGATCTTTCGCGTGCTGATGTGCGTTGTTAGGGAAGATTGCCAATAGGCTATACACATCTTGGAAATGTGCATGTTGACTGTAAACGAGTGCACGGTCGCTTGTGCAATTGAATCTGCTGCGGCTGCTGGTTCGTTCTTGCTTCGTGAACAAGAGATGAACGTGATAGACGCGGGAGGACACGATAGCACCAGGAGCCGTATACGGGCCATCTTTGCCGAATATGGCTGGGTACATGCCTTGTTTAAACGACTTGAAATCGTTGAGTAACGTAATCTCTAAGTCAGGCTTTATATCGAAGGTCGGCTTTAAAAATTGGGCGTAACTATCACTGTTCCATGTGATCTTCATCGTTCAACCTCAATGGAATGAGAAGTTGGCGAAGACGTCCTCATCAATGAGGCCAGTCTGCGATTCGATGACGTCTACGTCGTTAAAACACTGATTTAAAATCAATAGCAGATCAGAGATAGCTAAACGATACTCAGTTACAGAATCGCTCAAGCGTTTCAAATATGGATGAGGTTGCTCAGAGTCGCGAATCAACTTGTTAACGAATCCCTCCAAACCACGAATGGTCAGGTCAACGTTCTTCAGTTCTTCGTAACGACTTTCACCGAAGTTGCTGCGAATCTTTTCCGCTTTCCATCCAGAGATGGCATGGGCTAAGCGAACGTGTTTCGCCGTCAATTCTGCGAGCTTGCTTTCAATCTTTGCCAGCTGTGCCGCATCGCGGTTTTCTTGAACAGGAATAGCCGCAGTGCTCACATAGGTTTGTGTTTTGAATCCTGTGAATTTCGCAGAGGGCTTCATCGTGCCACGGAAGCGTCGATATCCACGCGGTTCAATAAAATCACGCCCAGATTTAGCTGTAGGCTTTGCGTTTGAAAAGCGTGAAGCGTTAGAGGTCACAGTAGCAAGGGCATTGCTAATGACACTCATATCTTCTAGGCAATTTTCTAAACGCATAAAACCTCTTAACTACTCAA